CCGCCGACGGGAGGTATCGTTCGCCAGTTTTGCTAGACGGTTTACCACTTTTTGTCCGCCATTTCTGGTCTCCCCAATCTTTCAGCGACTGTTGTGGAGCTTTCACTTCATCTTCTTCAATGTCTGCGCCAGCCTTGCACGCTGCCCTAGCTTACCGGGAGCTTTTGCTGCTTTGGCTAACTTAGCTGCGGGGATTGGTTTATCGCCTTTTACGCCTAACGATTTCTTCAAAGCCCCTGGTTTTTTGATAGCGGACTGAATCCACTTACCACTTTTAAACCCCTCAACACCGCGACCTTTAAGGACATCAGCACGAGTTACTTTGCCATCATCGTTCAGGTCAGGAAATGATTTAGTCATAGCTACACCATTTTTCCACGAGTTTTACCACGTTGAGCAATACCATCTGCGCGTTTAGAGGCGGAACCGATCATCCCACCTTTTTTCTTTTTCGTTTCATAGTCTTTAGGGTTTATCCCCCCAAAAGTACTGATAACTTTACCTTCTGGATCAAATTTAGCGTTTGGATTACGTTTCTTGTAGTCCTCACGCCATTTTGCATAAGCTCTTTTTTGTTCGGCAAAAGTATCGTAATCTAGTTTGTTGTCGTAAAACGCGTCCCTATCAGGATACTTAAACTCTCCTTTTTCAGTGGTAGGAACGCCATATTCAAGTCTATGCCCGTATTTATTACGGACCAAATTTTTATCTGGCTTTTTATAGTCGATTGGCTCTGCATCAGGGGTGTGTTCTGTATCTTCGTTCATACCGCCTTCAGAAAACCGTCGCATTTTCTTAGTCACGATAACCTCCACCTGCTGCTTTGTATTTCTTAGCTACAAGTTGTGCTTTTCTCGCGGACCATTGTCCTGCCTTAGTGCCATGCGTTGCAGCAGCTTTAACTTGAGCTACGATTTTTTTGCGTAACCCCGGTTTGGTGTAATTACCTGCTGCGTTAACTTTGCCACCTTCAGCATACTGATCGAAATCAGTATCATCCCGCCGAGCTTTACGCTTGGCAGTAGGCATTTTTGAGGGCATGATTGCCCCCATCCCGCGAGATGCCATCATCTCAGCAAGCCTTGCCGCCGTAAGCCATCTTCTTAACCTTACCGCCTTTTTTCATACCGCCGCTACCAGCCATTTTGATCTGTGTGCCTTTGGTTTTACCCTTAGAAGCAACACCGTCACGGCTAGGAGCAGCAGTTTTCACAGCGCCCATCTTGCTTGGGGCGACACCGCCGCCCATTGACATCTTTTTCATACCAGTAAACTCCTTACCAACTGATTGAGGAACACCAACTTTTTTAGCAAACTTGGGGTTGTGCGCCACAGCTTGCATGAACTTCTCTTGCTTTGCAGATACAGTGGGCATTAGCACATCTTCCCACGGGTTTTACCGCGTACCGCAATACCATCGGCACGTTTAGAAGCAGAACCCACTGAACCACCTTTGGCGTATTTATGGACTTTTCCACCGTGCTTTTTGCCAAACTCGTGTCCACCGCCGGTAAACTCACGTCCACCGCTGGTTATCGCTTTGGAAAAAGAGCTTAAGAATCCTTCTGGGCGTTCAGTAGATCTAGGTTTCTTTTCGGAGGTACTACGTTTTGGACTTTCTTTTTCCTGCCCAAACTCATACCCACCACGAGTAACGCCTTCTTTAAGCGAACTTAAAATGCCAGAAGCTTCTCTAGGTTTATTAGATGACGGTAGTCTAGAAGCTCTAACCTCTAAAGACGCAGATTCAGCTTTTGTTTCTACTGGTTTGGACGCAGTGGGTTTAGGTGCAGCAGGTTTAGATCCTGCCATTTCCGTAGTGTAAGACTTACCATTAAAAGTAAATCGTTCTTGTCCTGCTTTACGAGCTTGAGCAAAAGCTTCACGGAATGTAGAAGGTGCTGTTTCAGCTTTAGAAGCTACGTACTCTTTTGCACGTTCACCTTCTTCAACCTCTCCACCTTCCTCATAACGCTTACGCGCACCAAATTTAATCGGTTTTTTCATCGTCGGAGTCCTTTTTGCGACGGATAATTTGATCAAACGGTTTGCCCGTAACCATCTCGGCAATACGCATAAGCGTCCAGACAGCACCAATCAAACCAAATAAAGGCGTAATCACTTGGAGAAACGATCCGATTGTGGCAACCACAGACACGATGTCTGCGGCATTCTTCACTAGTTCATGTTTATCCTGAGTCATATCAGCACTTCCAAGCTCTTAAGGATTTGTTGATACGGCTGTTTGGGTCGTTGGCCGTTTTAGAACTCGTAAGCTTCTTTTTCATGCCTTCCATTCTGGCACAGAACGATTTTTTACGAGGGCCACCCTCTGGCTGCGGGGCTTTGAGTCCGGGCTTCCCCGGATTAGCAGCGTTGTATGATGCTCGACCCTTGGCGTTCAAACCGCCTTTAGGATTTTTGCCTTCTTTGCGCTGCCAAGCTGGGGTTTTTGCCATGACATCACCCGCATATCAATGTAACCGCAGTGACATTTGTGACCGCCACGGTTGCAAGATCATTCGTTTTGTACGTTGTACGGATACCTTCTGCTGCCATATACAAGCTATTAACCTGCGTGGCTGAAGCTGGGGTATCAATCTCAAGCAACAACGTCGAATCACTTGCACGAGTCACAATAATCGTACCCGCAGAAGCACCTGCCAAGTAATACAAACCTTTGATCCGAGTCATCGGTAAAGCTAGATCACCACCATACCCAACCGTGATTGCCGCTGCGGTCGCTGCACTTACTGTGATACTTGAAACGGAAGCAAAGTAGTTAGTGCTATAGACCGTCGTATTGTTTGGCCCAGCAACCACTTCAGTAACCACAACCCCACCCACCGTCGTACCTGTAATGGTGAAGTTTTTAGCCGTTTCATTGCCCGTGCCGGTAATGGATACTTTGTAGCCGTACCCATTGATCCCCGGCGTTGTAGCAGCAAGCGTAAGTGCACCAGCACCACTCGGTGTAACCGAAGTCACATAAAAGTTGGCACTCGACTTTATCTTGACTGACCATACATCATATTGCATGGTGCACCTCTAATTAAGACGTTGCAAACGGTGTAGCTACTGTACCTGAACCGTTTACTGTTCCAGTAACCATGTACTTCAATGCGGCAACTGCAACAATCTGCACCCAAGTGCCTGCAACACCACCTGTGGTTGTGCCATTAAAGTTAATGAAATCGTCGTTCGCGCCAGCAGTAAACCCAACAGCCGCACCCGAAGAATCAGTATCAATAGACAACACTGAACCGACAAACCGATCTGTGCCGTCCGTACCGATCTTCAGCGATGACGTGGAGATGGTAGTTGGAACCCAAATGGTGTAAACCACACCTTCGTTATTAGCCGTGTTGGGGTCATTACCGGGGCCAGACGAAGAAGCGTTTGCCGAAGTATTAATGGTAGGCAGCGTAAGCGTAACGTTAGCTGCTAACGAACCACCAACAGAAATGATCCTGCCGCCGTGATCTACTGGATTCAGCGTGGTGCTAGAAGTAATTTCTACGATGGTAGATGGACCCTGCTGATAAATACCGCCAAGAGAGCGGACCGGTCCTTGGAACGTGGTGCGAGCCATATTGTCCTCACATGCAATATCGGTGTATTAGTCTGCATGTCGTCAGCCGGGACTGTCTAATACACCGGGCTAACCCCGGAATATCAGTGTTGTATCAGGTTGTGGGGGGTGTGTCAATAAGCTTGTTGGACTTCAATAAATTCTCCTGACGAGGAATAACTCTAAGGTTCCAAGGTACGTGCAAGCCACATACAAATTCAGAACGTAAAGGAACGATATGATCGACAACATACTGCTCTCCGGTAGTTTTGGTCATTGTTATAGCTATTTTGTATAGCTCCCTAATCTGCCCCTTTTGTTCGCGCGTTAACCATTTAGGAGTGGCTAGTCTATGTTTCCTTCTTCTAGCTTTGGTGTCTGCACGAACCCAAACCGTGTTACGTTCTTTCCACGCCTTTTGATATACCCGCTTAACTTCTAACGGGCGTGTAGCAGCAGCTTGAATAACTTGCTCTCGGTTAGCTTCATACCATCCATTCTTACGATCTTTGACATCCTCCCGTTTGTTGTACTCTCGGAAATAGTCTGCACGTTTTTCTGCTGCTTGTTGCCATTCAACCTTTAGACACTCAACACAAGCACCTTTTGTTTTACGAGGAGCTATGTGCCCATGCTTGCAGGGTTCTCCTGTGAAGTAATACTTTGCCCCAATGTCTTGGGCTTCTTTACGAGTTTTGGGTAGGGTTGTGGTATCCATTTGTTCTCCTGTGACTTAGTAACAGGTAATGTACCATAACCCTTTACAAAAACAAAAAACCCCGCCGAAGCGGGGTTTTCTGCGCTAAGTGCTTGATTTACATCAAGCGCCAGGGCTACCGAAAATTCCAAGCGGATCAGAAACACCGAAACTATAACGCTCACGGGCTTTATACCGTACGTTCCCAGTGTCGAAGTCTCCATCCATTGAGTTCTGCATCGGTGTGCGAACAAAATGCTTCAGGCCGTTAGGCACATCAGTCGTCAGGAACCATGCGTTGGTATCGGTCAAATAGTGGTTGACCGTATAGCCTTCGGGGATGGAACCCATCATCTTCAGTGCGTTAACGTCGTTGTCAGCCGTAGCCACACGAAGCTCGGTTTGCAGCAAACGAGTTGCCGTAAACATGAGGTTCGGAGGAACAACCAACTTGCGGGGCTTTGCAGCGATCAGCAACCCACGTTCATCAGTCCACGCAGCAATTTGAATCACTGCATTTTCCAACGAAGTTTCGTTGAGATCCGAGTTAGTTGCGGGGCGGTTGCTGTTAACACCACCAGAAACCAGCGGATGCGAAGTCGAGAACAAAGGCTGACCATCACCATAGGTAACTGCCGAGCTAAAGCCGTTGTTCAGAACTGCTGCTGC